CCCCAGGTGTTCAAGGCAAAATCGTAGAACTTGAACACGTTGGCCGTGGTGGTGCCCGACGCCGTGATGGCGTTCAGGACGTACCACCTCGGCGTCAGCAGTCGGAACGTGGTTGACGCCGTGAACGCCGACGCCTGCACTGGGACGGTGATGACAGAGGTGGCGCCGACCGTGTTCGACGAGATCGCCAGTGTCGCGCCAGCGTTCGGGCCGCCGGTGATGTGGATGCTGTAGCCACGCAAGTCACGAGCGAGCGTCAGGTTCGTCGTGATCGTCGAGGTCGTGCCAGCGGTCGCCGTGCCGCTCGGGCCGACCGACGTTGCCGTGCCGCACGCACCGACGGCGAATGTGCCAGCGAGAGCGCCGGACGGGATCTGCACCCATGCGTCTTCCATCGGGTTGTAGAGGGACTGCACCGTCGCGCTGGCCACGTACAACTGCTGCTGGCGGTAGTGGCGCGACGAGGCGATGAACGAGCCCGCCACGGTCGCGTTGGGGGCAGGGGTGCAGAACTCCCACCGCTTCAGGTCGAGGATCTTGCGGTTGCCGTTAGTCGTTGCCATCAGGTCACGCTCACGTTTCTGCGGAGGCTGTCTGCACCGAGGCGCATCAGCGCCGGAATCTGCTCGAATGCCGGGTTACCGCCGACCTGCGTCTGGTTCGTCAACGTGGTCAGCGTGGTGACGGTGCCGACCGTGGTGATCGTCGCCAACGTCAGAGAGCCAGTGATGGCGTCCACCACGACACGTAGACGACCGGCCACATCAGGCATCGACTGGCCAATGGAACGGCTGAGCGCCTGCACCGCCATGCGCATCGCCTCGAGCGCCTCGACGACCTCGCCCTGCGTGAGCGTGACCGGCATCGGGTTGGCCTCAGACACGTCGACGGCAACACCGTCGTCACCGATGCCGAGCTTGACGCGCTGGTGCAGCACGCCACCGATCTCGTCGGCGGCGACCGTTGCGCCTGACCCTGGGGTGTATCCGACGTTGTCGGCCATCAGTTCGTCACCTTCTTGGCGCCGACGATGCGGCCCGACGGGTCACGCGTGAACGTGATGGACTCGTCGCCGGAATCCTGCGGCTGCACGTAGACGATCGGCGGGGTCTGCGTTGGGACGTTGACCGTCACCTCAGCCGGCGGGACGTTCACCGTGACCGGTGTCGGCTCGACGTTGACCGTGACCTGCGCCGGTGGGATGTTGACGATCGGGGCCGGGATGATGATCGGCTCCTGACGCATCTCCACCTGCAGCGAATCCGGCAGGTGGATGTGCGTGTCGGACGTGCGGGTCGACTGCTCGGCCATCGCTGCTCGCATCTCGGCCATCATCAGCGCAGCGTTCTCCTCCATCGGGGCCACCTCGGGGGCGTCGGGCGTGTCGTCCATCGGCGGCAGGTCTTCCCAGTCGCGCGCCTCGTTCGGCTCGAGGAACCCGGCGCCGATGCCGACGGCGTAGGCGGCATAACGGGTCTGCAGGTCACCACGGAGCAAGGCGCCGAGGTTGAACTTGACGTACCGGGGCTGCGCCAGCAGGTCCGACAGCGCCTTCTCCAGACGCACAATCCACGGCAACAGCGTCACCCGGACGAAGCGGGTGTTGCGCTGCTCAAGGTTGGCGTAGGTCAGCGACGAACCCTCGATGCCGATGCCGAGCTCGGTCGGGTCGATCATGAACATCTGGCCAGCGATCTCGGCCGACGTGAACTTGCGGGTGGCGAGGAACTGCGCCTGCTCGTTCGTGACGCCGGTCGGCTTCCACACGGCGCCCTCTTGCAGCACGCCGGGCAGGCCGCGACCGCCCTCACGGCGACGACGGCGCCACTGGTCGGCGATGGCCTTGAGCGTCTCGGACTGCGCACTGCCAGGCATCTCGATGACGCCGGGCATGTTGCCCTCGCCCTCGAAGTAGCCGGTGCCGAACTTGACGGCGGCCAGGCCGAGCCCGATCGACTGGCGGGCGTACTCCACCGGCGACAGGCCGACGTCGGAACCCGGCAGCATCAGCCCCTTGAGATGGAGCATCTCGGCATCGACACGCTGGCCGTTCACCATGTAGGCCAGGCGGCCACGATCACGGGTCACCCGCACCTTTGACGGGTCGAGCGGGATCAGCTCGACAATGGCGCCGACCTCATTGCGCAGGACGACGACGTAGGCGTTGCCGTGCAGCAGCAGCGACGACAACACCTGCGACACCCATGCGGTGAAGTCGAGGTTCGTCGTCGGCTGCTGCAACCACTTCGGCTTGGCGACCTCGATCTTGGCGTCGTCGCCGGTGCGGCGATACACGTCGAGCGGCAGCGTGGCGATGGAATCGGAGATGAGGCGCACCGACCCGTAGACCGTGAGCAACTGCATCGACGTCTGCTCGGTGACCGACACGCCGCCGACGACCTGGGTCATCTCGCCGGGCCAAAGTCCCCAGGTGGTCGCCTGGGCGCGCTGCTCGGGGCGACGAAATATCGACGACAGCATCAGCGCTCACCCGCCAGACCGAAGTAGGTGAGCAGAATCCCAGCGCCGACGAGGGCGCCAGGCAGGCCAGCGCCGATGAAGGCACCGACGGCGACCATGACCAGACCGACGAGTTGCATGGCAGTGAACATGCGCGACCTCCTCGGGCTAGTAGTCGTCGAGCGACACGAACGCCGACGCCGAGTGCGTCAGCTTGGTGGGCTTGTCGCCAAGCAGTGAGCGGGCCAACGTCACCGCCACCAGCGGCGAGATGGGCACCGTCGCACTGCGGCGATCCCATGCCCACGACTCGCCCAGCCGACGCTCAGCGGCGTCAGCAGCAGCGTTGTCGAGCGGTCCCTGGTTCGGTGGCCGCCGCAGGCGACCCTCGACGACGTCGGCGTAGAACGCTCCGCACGCCTGCTTCATCTCGCCAAACGTGGTCTGGTGAAGCAGGTCAGACGAGACGCCGGCGAGCCGCATGGCGTGCACCACGGCACCGACAACCGAACCGGCCGGGCCGCCCGAATCGCACACCAGCGACATCGGCTGCCACCGCTGGACGAGTTCGACCAGCCGGCCAGGCAGCCACCCGGTGCCAGCCTGGTGCTCGATCACCTCGACGTAGGGCGCATCAAGCGACCCGGCGGCGATGGCGATGCTCGACCATTCGCCACCCGGCGACACGTCGAACGACAGCACAATCTCGCCGGGGTTGATCGGCACCGGCGAGTAGACCACCGTCGACGCCCAGGCGTCGGCAGGGAGTTTGGGTTCCCTCGCCGCTGAATCCTCAGGGAGCGGGTCGGGGATGCCGAGACGCTCACGGAGGAACTCGCCTGGGGTGTGCAGGAGTGCCTGCATCTCATCCCTGACGAAGTCTTCGGAAATGCGAATCCCGAGCGCTGGGTTGGCTTGGTACCAGCCGTCGATGTCTTCCGGGTCGTTCGTCCCCGCCGACCATTCGGCGTAGAACAGACGCCCGACATCGCCACCAGACGTCGCCCGAGAACGCACGCCGTGCAGGACGACGGAGTCTGAATGTGGCGCTGACGACACGTACCAGATCTGCGGGTTTGAGTCGCCCTGCATCGACCTAGCGGCCATCGTCGGCACCATCGCGCCGAGCGCTTTCGGGTCGAGGTCATATGCCTCGTCGAAGATGATCCGGTCGCCAGAGAAGCCACGACCGCCGCCACGGCTGCGGGCCATGAACTTCACCCGACATCCGTTCTTCAGGATGATCGCCTCTTTGCCGTTGGCTGTGTAGACCTTGGCAACCTCGTCGGCGAACTCGCTACTCTCGATCAGCGACCGAAGCCGCATGAACGTCTCCTGGGCGCTAGCGAACAGGTGGGCTGAGTAGATGACCGTTCGCTCGCGCCAGACGAACAGCGCAGCAAGGATCAGCGCTTCGATCAGCGCCGATTTTCCGCATTGCCTCGGCACCACCAGCCCGGCCTCGAATGCCGCCCAGCGGCGGTCATCAAGTTCGCCGAGCCCATTGCGGACCACCCACTGTTGCCACTCATCAAGCGGCATCCCTGCAATCTCAGCCATCGCAATGACGTCGTCCGCGGCGTCGTTCGTGGCGTACTTCGGCACCAGAAACACGCGTGGCGTCTGACTGCCGATCCTCATGCGACGCCGCGACGAGCGTCCCGACGGGCTCGGAGCTGGTCGGTCTTGGTCGCCGCCACTTCGGATGGCATTGAAGCCAGCTCCGTCATCACCGCCTGTAATCGAGCGGCGATCTGCGCCGACACTGCTGGCTCGGCGACCAGCATATGATCGGCCAGAATGTCACGCAGTGCGGTTAGCGCTTCTCGGTGGTTGCTTGACTTGAGGTCTGCCACGTTGCACCCGCTTTATATTGTCCCTGCCCAGAGGCCCCCCCTGCTATGGGGAGGGAAGTCTTGCGAGA